AAGAAGCACGCCACCGGCAAGGGCAATGCGGGCAAGGACGCGGTGATCGCTGCACTGCGCGCGGCGGGGCACGCGCCATCCGACGACAACGAGGCCGACGCACTCGCGCTGCTGCGCTGGGCCATCGACCACCACTCGACGCTGCAGGAGGTCTGACATGAAGATCCCGACGCCGACCTATCGCTGCCCCTTGGGGCGCCTGCAACCCGAGGTGGCCGACCTCGATGCGATGAAGCAACGCGGATGGCGCGACCAGCACATCCTGGTCGTCAACGTCGCGGACGAACGGCTGGACCTGATCGAGCGCGAGTTCGTGAAGGCCATCGGCGAACGCCTGTACGGAGGCGCGCGCCGTGGCTGACCGGATCTGGACGATCGATGAAGTGGCTACACGCTTCGAGGAAGCGGCCAGCACCAGCCGTCGCCTGCCGCCCGTGCGCGTGGCCGGCTACTTCAGCAGCTGGCCGGTGATCGCGCGCAACGCGTGGGAAGCGTTCTCGGCCGACGAGAAGGTCTATCGCCCACTCCCACCATCGCCAGCCGCCATCGACCGTATGCTGGAGACGATGCACTGGGTGCAGTGGCTCGACGAGGAGCAGCGCCACCTGGTGTGGATGCGCGCCAAGCGCTACGGCTGGCGCGATATCACGATCCGCTTCGCGTGCGATCGCAGTACGGCGTGGCGGCGTTGGCAGAGGGCTCTGGAGATCGTGGTCGAGCGGCTCAATGCCAAGACTCTCGCGGCGTAGTCACCGAGTGGTAGCGTTTGGCGCAATTTTAGCGACAGTGGGCGCATGCGTGCGACAATAGGGCGTCAAAGCCAGCCAGCGAGGCTCACATGTCTGAACGCATCAACGCCCGCCTGTCCCAGCCCTTGGCCGAGTTCGTAGGTCGAATGGTCGGCGAAGACGGCCTCTATGAAACGCCCAGCGAATACGTCCGCGATCTGATCCGCCGCGACATGGAACGGCGCGAGATCCCGTTCATGCAAGACGCCATCCTCTCCGGCTACCGCGATCTGTCCGCAGGGCGCGCGTTCGAGTCGAGCGGCGACTTCAAGACCGACATGGCCTTGCTCGACCAGAATGAAGCCAGCGGTTGGCGATGAATGTGCCAGCCGCGCGCTTCCTACTGACGCGACGGGCCGCTCTCGATTTGCGGTCGATTCATGAACGATCGAGCCGCCAATGGGGCGACGCCGTCGCAACACGCTACATCGCCGATCTCTACGCCGCGATGCAAGCGGCGGCAGCGAACCCCCAAACTGGTCGGTTGCGCCAGCCTCGTTCCGCGCCGTTCCTGATGGCTACGGCGCAGCGCCACTTCGTCATCTACGACATCATCCCGCAAGGTATCGCGGTGCTGACTATCCAGCATCAGGTGCGGGACATCGAAACCCTGATCGCCGAACTCACACCCGCATTCCTCGCCGAAGTCGAACGGTTGAAGCGAAAGCCCTGAGAGCAGTTCAACGCGATTCCCGCCGACGCTTTCAGCCCGTAGTGTTTTAGCGTGTTTTAGCGCGATGCTCGCCGCGATAGCGGTCATGGTGGGACATGCGCGGCGATGAGGCCACGCAACATTTTCGGCGATCAGGCGTAGGATTCAATCCATGCTCGGTGGCAGTGGCGATGAAGCCACAGTGGCTTCGAAGCCACGCTCTCCGGGGAAGAAATGGGTCCTTCCTGGGGAAAGGTCCATACGGGGGGGAACAGCGCGACGCTTGCCTAGCGTCAGGGTGCGAACTGAGGTTCGCAGGGTTCGCAGGTTCGCACCGGTTCGCACTTCCCCATCGATTCCACTCCGCCCGCCACGGCTTTCGTCGGCGGGTTTTTCATTTTCAGGATCCGTCCCGCGTGAATCCGCTGCACGTCGAGTACCGCCAGGTCGAGACGCTGATCCCCTATGCCCGCAATCCGCGCACGCACAACGATGCGCAGATTGCCAAGATTGCCGCCAGCATCGTCGAGTTTGGCTGGACCACGCCGATCCTGGTCGATGCGGGCCACGGTCTCATCGCCGGTCACGGGCGCTTGGCGGCCGCGCGCAAGCTGGGGCTGGCCGATGTGCCGGTGATCGAGCTGACCCACCTGACGCCAGCGCAGAAGCGCGCGTACGTGATCGCCGATAACCGCCTGGCGCTCGACGCCGGCTGGGATGAGGAACTGCTGGCGCTGGAGTTGACCGACCTCACCGAGGCCGGATTCGATCTCGCGCTGACCGGCTTCGATGACGCCGAGTTGCAATCGCTGCTCAGCGACGCCGAGGCTGGCGACCCGGAGGATCGCGACGAACCGGCGCAGGAAGACGATGAAGCCGATCAGGTGCCCGAGGCGCCAACTGTCGCGGTTTCCCGCCCCGGCGATGTCTGGCTGCTCGGCGCGCATCGCCTGATCTGTGGCGACGCCGCGGACCGCGGCGTGATCGCCGCACTGATGCAGGACGACCGAGCGCAGTTGTGCTTCACCTCGCCGCCCTACGGCAACCAGCGCGACTACACGTCCGGTGGCATCGCCGACTGGGATGCTCTGATGCGCGGTGTGTTCGCCGATCTGCCCATGGCCGACGACGGCCAGGTCCTCGTCAACCTCGGTCTGATCCACCGCGACAACGAGTTCATCGCCTACTGGGACGGCTGGCTCGGTTGGATGCGCACGCAGGGCTGGCGTCGCTTCGCGTGGTACGTCTGGGACCAGGGACCCGGCATGCCGGGCGACTGGGCTGGTCGCCTCGCGCCGAGCTTCGAGTTTGTCTTCCACTTCAACCGCGACACCCGCAAGCCGAACAAGATCGTGCCCTGCAAATTCGCCGGGCAAGACACCCACCTGCGCCCCGATGGATCGTCCACCGCCATGCGCGGCAAGGACGGCGACGTCGGTGGCTGGACCCATGCAGGCCAGCCGACGCAGGACCATCGCATCCCGGATTCGGTCATCCGGGTCATGCGTCACAAAGGCAAGATCGGCGAAGGCATCGACCACCCCGCCGTGTTCCCGGTGGCGCTGCCGCAGTTCGTTATCGAGGCCTACTCGGCTGAGGGCGAGATCGTGTTCGAACCGTTCTGCGGCTCGGGCACGACGATCCTCGCAGCGCAGCGCACCGGCCGCCTCGCGCGCGCCGTGGAGATCGCGCCGGAGTATGTGGACGTGGCCGTGCGTCGCTTCCAGCAACAGTTTCCAAACGAGCCGGTGCGCCTCCTGGCCACCGGCCAACCCTTTGCTGAGGTCGCCGCTGCGCGCGCCGCGCCGGAGGCGATGTGAGCGTGTCCTGGCTGGCCGACAAGATCGCGCCCTGGCCCACCGATAAACTGATCCCCTACGCACGCAACGCCCGCACCCATTCAGACGCGCAGATCGCACAGATCGCCGCGAGCATCGTTGAGTTCGGTTGGACCAATCCGATTCTCGCCGGCAGCGATGGGGTCATCGTCGCCGGCCATGGACGACTGGCCGCGGCACAGAAGCTCGGGCTGCTGTCTGTACCCGTGGTCGTGCTCGACCATCTCACGCCGACGCAGCGTCGCGCCCTGGTGATCGCGGACAACCGCATCGCCGAGAACGCCGAGTGGGACGAAGCCATGCTTCGCGTGGAGTTGGCCGACCTGCAGGACGAAGGCTTCGATCTCGACCTGACCGGCTTCGACGCCGACGCACTGGCCGAGTTGATGGCGGGCGACGAGCAAGATTTCGACGGCCAGTGCGACGAGGATGCCGTGCCCGAGGTCGGCGAGACACCAATCTCGCGTCCGGGCGACATCTGGATCCTGGGCAAGCACCGGCTGCTCTGCGGCGACGCGACGGTGGCCGCGAGCTACGACACGCTGCTCGAGGGCGAGGCGGCAGACATGGTGTTCACCGACCCGCCCTACAACGTGAACTACGCCAACAGCGCCAAGGACAAGCTACGCGGCAAGGATCGCGCGATCCTCAACGACAACCTCGGCGAGGCCTTCTACGACTTCTTGCTGGCGGCGCTGACGCCGATCCTGGCTCACTGTCGCGGCGCCGTTTACGTCGCCATGTCCTCGAGCGAACTCGACGTGCTGCAGGCCGCATTCCGCGCGGCGGGCGGCAAGTGGTCGACCTTCATCATTTGGGCCAAGCATACGTTCACCCTAGGACGCGCCGACTACCAACGTCAGTACGAGCCGATCTTGTACGGTTGGCCCGAGGGCAGCGAGCGCCATTGGTGCGGCGACCGCGACCAGAGCGACGTGTGGAGCATCAAGAAGCCGCAGAAGAACGACTTGCATCCCACCATGAAGCCGGTCGAGCTGGTCGAGCGCGCGCTGCGCAACAGCTCGCGCCCCGGCGATGTGGTGCTCGATCCGTTCGGCGGTTCGGGCACCACGCTGATCGCCGCCGAAAAGTCCGGGCGGGTGGCGCGGTTAATGGAGCTTGATCCCAAGTACGTCGACGTCATCGTGCGCCGGTGGGAGGAGTTCACCGGCAAGCAGGCTATCCGCGAGGCGGCAGCCCAGGAAGAGTGCGCCAGTTGAATCGGCGCGCAGGCGCTTTGGCGTCTTCCTCCTCCGCGATCCGCCGCAGCAGTTGCATGGTGGGGAGATCGCGGGGCAGCACCGTGCACATCAAGCGCACGGCCTGTTCGACGGAGACGTCGGGACGCCGGTTGGCCATCAGCCACCGCAGCGCCTGCTCCCGTTCGGTGGCAGGCGTGCCCATCAGGCGGCCATTTCGGCGCAGATTTCGCAGTGGATCACAAACCCGGCCAGGTAAGGCAGGCCCCGCGGGATCCCGTAGTCCAGGCTGGTCCTGCGGCCAATCGTCCAGGCCATCCACTTGCTTGTGGCGGCGTTGATAGCGTCCGACAGGCTGTGGCCATCGTCGAGAGCATCGAGGACGTCGTCCGCGAAGTGGCGACCAAATCGGCTGTCGAGGAACACGCGCACGGTGTCGATGGACTCGCCGGTGGCGTCGGCGATTGCGATCAAGGCCAGGGGCCATGCGGCTTCGGCGTGCTCGTTCATCGTGCCGTAAAAGCCCCAACCCTCGTTGCGGGTGGTGGGGAGGTTCTGGGTGGTCTGGGTCATGGCGGACTCCTTGGGGTGGGTGGCGACAAGCCCATGAACGCGCTGTTCGAGAGAGAAGCCAAGCGTTCTGCCGAAGAATCTTCGAACAGATTGGCGCGCCTTCAATCAACGATCTCGAAGCTCCCCGGCGCGTTGCCCTCGGCATCGGACAACAGAATCAGCGTCTGACGCCGCCCGTTGGGAAGCGTGATGACTAGACCGAAGTACTCCTGGTCGAAGGCATCTTCGACGGGGCCGGTCCGCGCCAGTGCAGTGATCGTGCCGCCCACCAACGGGTGCAGTTGCTGCAGGTGGAATTCGACGTTGCTCAGCATGGTCTGGGCCTCAATTGGCGGTGTGGGGAACGTGGGTTTCGGGCTGGTGCTGCGCCGCCTCGGCCAGCCTGCGGCCTTCCGCGAGTCCGGCGTCAAACGCCGCCTGCAGCGCGTCATACAGGCACCCGACGCCGACGTCGTGGAAGTCCAGGCTGTCGCGGTGGCGCGTCTCCAAGGTCTCGATGGAGAGGTGCGTCTGGGCGATGCGGGAGAAGAGTTCGTTGGTGTTCATGCCGGGGCTCCGGAGTAGTTGGGTGACAACCCCATGAACGCGCTGTTCAATCGGGAAGCCAAGCGTTTTCGCTGGGCTTCCCGATCTTGTTTCAGGCGGCGCGGTAGATCCGCTCCGCGCCCGGGACTTTCTCGGACGTCAGCGTCATGCCGAGCTTCTTCTTGAAGGCGCCGGCAAAAGTGCCGCGCACGGTGTGCTGCTGCCATCCGGTGGCATCGCAGATCTGGCGGATGGTCGCGCCCTCGGGACGCTGGAGCATGCGGATGACTTCCGCCTGCTTGCTGTTCTCGCGCGTGCGCGGCGTCGCCGGGGCCGTGAACGACGCCTCGGCGGTGGCCACGTCGCCTTCGATGCCCACATCAGGCGCGGGGTTGGCGTCCGGCGCGGTCGCGCCTTCGGCCGCGGCGATGACCGCGTCCAGCTTGGCGACAAAGGCGGAGATCCGAGGGTTGTTGATCTCGGGACGCGGCACGCGGAGTGCGTCGTAGCCCTCGGCGGCGACGCTCCAACCCTCGCCATTGGGCGTGATCAGTGCGCGGTTGAACAGGCCGTCCAGCACCTTGGCCCGCGCGCCGCCCTTGATGTTGTCGGGGAATCGTTCTACGCGGCCTTGGGTGTGTTCGATGGCGGCGGCCAGGATGAAGTGCTGCGTCGGGGTCAGTGGATTGGTGCTCATGGTGGTTCTCCGGGTTCGGTTGGGTCTGGCGCTTGATGAACGCGCTGTTCGTGGGTGAAGCCAAGCGCAATCGGATGACGCGACCGGGCGGGAGGTCCCCGCCCGGCGCAGGGCGTCAGTCGTCGTTGTTCTCGATCTCCTCGATGGTGTCCTGCAGGCTCACCATCGATTTGCCGAGGTAGCCGTGGTTGTTGCTGATCGCGGTGATGACCTGCGCGATCCAGTAGGACTCGGCGCGCATCAGCGCCCCTTGCAGTTCGTTGCGGCGCAGAAGCGCGCGGGCTTGCTCGACCAGGTCGAGGATCTGGGACTGGATCTCGCCGAGGTCGTCGACGATCTCCTGGCGGTCGCGGGTTGTCGTGCTCATGGGGTGCTCCGTGGTGGGGTGGATGGGCTTGCTGCGGACACATGAACACGCTGTTCGGGAGTGAAGCCAAGCGCTTTTCGTCGAATGTTCGTCTGGATTGAAAAGGGCCGATGGGACTGTCGATTCGCGCCTACGCGCGCCACCGGGGCGTGTCAGATGCCGCGGTTCGCAAGGCCATTGCCGCGGGACGCATCACGCCGGAGGCCGATGGCACGCTCGACGCCGCACAGGCCGATGCCCAGTGGTCGCGCAACACCGAGGCCCCTCGCGTCGGTACGCGCGCACAGGCCGCGCGTGCGCCCGTTCCGGCCGACAGCACGCCGACTGGCGATGCCGCTGCCACACTGCCGAACGGTGGCGCGTCGCTGCTGCAGGCGCGCACGGTCAATGAGGTGGTCAAGGCGCAGACCAACAAGGTGCGCCTCGCCCGGCTCAAGGGCGAGCTGGTCGACCGCAACCAAGCCATCGCACACGTCTTCAAGCTGGCCCGCACTGAGCGCGATGCCTGGTTGAACTGGCCAGCGCGCATCTCGGCGCAGATGGCCGCTCGGTTAGCGGTCGACCCGCACACTTTGCATGTCGCCCTGGAGGCGGCCGTGCGCGAACACCTGCAGGAGTTGGGCGAACTGCGCCCGCGCGTCGAATGATCGACTCCGTCTACGAAGGCGCCGCGGAGATCGAACGTGCGTGGCGCGAGGGCTTGCTGCCCGATCCCTTGCTCACGGTATCGGAGTGGTCCGATCAACACCGGATGCTGTCGAGCAAGTCGGCTTCCGAGCCGGGGCGCTGGCGCACCAGTCGTACCCCGTACCTGCGCGAGATCATGGACTGCCTGTCGCCGACCAGCCCGGTCGAGCGCGTGGTGTTCATGAAGGGCAGTCAGGTCGGTGGCACCGAAGCGCTGATCAACCTGATCGGCTACGTGATCCACCTGACGCCCGGCCCGATGATGGCGGTGGCGCCAACCGTCGAGATGGCCAAGCGCTATTCGAAGCAGCGGATCGATCCGCTGATCGAGGAGAGCCCGGCGCTGCGCGCGTTGATCGCGCCGTCGCGATCACGCGATGCCGGCAACACGATCCTGGCCAAGGAGTTTCGAGGCGGCGTGCTGGTGCTCACCGGCGCCAACTCGGCGGTGGGTCTGCGCTCGATGCCGGTGCGCTACCTGTTTCTCGACGAGGTCGACGGTTATCCGCGCGACGTCGAGGGCGAAGGCGATGCGATCCAACTGGCTGAGGCGCGCACGCGCACCTTCGCCCGACGCAAGATCTTCATTGTCTCAACGCCAACCATCGCCGAAGCGTCGTCGATCGAACGCGAGTTCGAGGCATCCGATCAGCGGCGCTACTTTGTGCCGTGTCCACATTGCGGCCATGCGCAGCACCTGCGCTTCGAGCAACTGCGCTGGGATTGGGGACAACCGCAGTCGGTTCGTTACCACTGCGAGTCGTGCGCCGAGCCCATCGGCGAGCACCACAAGACCGCAATGCTTGGGGCCGGCTCCTGGCGGGCGACCGCCGAGGAACCCGCCAGCAAGACAGTCGGCTTCCATCTGTCGTCACTGTATTCACCCCTCGGTTGGCGCAGTTGGGCGCAGATTGCCGCGGCCTGGGAAGCCGCACAGGGATCGGCGAATGCGCTGAAGACCTTCAAGAACACCGAACTCGGCGAGACCTGGGTGGAGGACGGCGACGCACCGGATTGGCAGCGTCTGCTGGAGCGACGCGAGGACTACCCGATGGGCCGCATCCCAGCAGGCGGACTGCTGCTGGTGGGCGCCGCCGACATTCAGAAAGACCGCATCGAGGCGTCGATCTGGGCCTATGGACCCGGCAAGGAATGCTGGCTGATCGAGCACCGCGTGATGATGGGCGAGACCCATCACGATGCGGTGTGGAAAGAGCTCGCCGAGCTGATCGACGAGCGCTGGACGCATGAGAGCGGCGCCGAGATTCCGCTGGCGCGCTTCGCCATCGACTCCGGCTTTGCCACGCAACAGGTGTACGCCTTCGTCCGCGCCCGCAAGGATGCGCGGCTGATGGCGGTCAAGGGCGTGGCGCGTGGCGCCGCCTTGATCGGCACGCCGACTGCGGTCGACATCAGCATCGGCGGCAAGAAGCTCAAGCGCGGCATCAAGGTGTACGCGGTGGCCACCGGCATCGCCAAGCTCGAGATCACGACCTGTCTGAAGAAGACCGTCGAGACCGACGCGCAGGGCGACGTGGCCTATCCAGCTGGCTACATCCACCTGCCGAAAGTCGACGCTGAGTTCGTGCAGCAACTCTGCGCCGAGCAGTTGGTTACGCGGCGTAATCGCAACGGTTTTCCTGTGCGCGAGTGGCAGAAGCTGCGCGAGCGCAACGAGGCGCTGGACTGCCTGGTCTACGCGCGCGCCGCGGCTGCAGCTGCCGGACTCGATCGATTTGAAGAACGCCACTGGATCGAACTGCAGCGCCAACTCGGCGTCCCGGATCGCTCCGCTGAATCGCCATCCACCGAACTCCCGGTCGCCGATCTGGCCGACCGGGCCGCAGCAGCCACGAAGCGAACGGGCCGACGCCTGATTCGCAGTCGCTGGCTGGGCGGAAGCTGAGCCAGATCGTCAATCCCACACCACAGGACCACCAACACCCATGTCGCTCGTCTCCCGTATCGAATCCCTGATCCTCCGACTCGCCGCCGAGTTCAAGGCCATCCGCCGCGATCTCGGCAATCCCACCGAACTCACCACCCGCGACCAGTCGAACCTGGTCGCCGCAATCAACGAAGTCCGCGCGCTAATCGATGTCACGCCGGGTCTCAACATCATCGATGACGAGAACCCGAACGCGGTCGGCACCACCTTCTCTGCGTCCGGCATCGTGCGCCGCCTCGACCAGCTCAAGGCCGACATCCTCGGTGGTGCCGACGGCGCCTTCGACACGCTGAAGGAACTCCAGGACGCGCTGGCCAGCGACGCCTCGGGGATCGCTGCGCTGACCCGTGCGTTGGAGTCGCGTGTGCGCCATGACGAGCCGCAGGACCTCACCGTCGACGCCCAGGCGCAGGCCCGCCAGAACATCGGTGCGGTCTCCGCCGAGGCGGTCGGCGACACCGAGGTCGACCTGGTCGCCGTGTTCCGCGACGCGCTGGCGGCCTGAGCCGATGAGCCTCGTTCGCAACATCGCGAGTCTGGCCACGCGGATTGCGCTCGAGCTCAAGGCTGCTCGCCAGCGGATCGGCGCCCTCGAAGGGCGCCTTCCGCCCGGTGAGACCGTGGTCACGCCGGGTCATCCCGGCGTGGCCAAGGCCTGGGCGTGCTTTGCCACGCAAGCGCAAGTCGCCGTGCTTCGGTCTCACTTCAACATTGCTCGGGTCGAGCGCCAGGGCGTGGGTCGCTATCGCCTGCATTTCCAGACGGCAATGCCGAACGCGGACTATTGCTGGCAGGCATTCGCGCGCAACAGCGGGCAGCAAGGTTCGATCAAGCTGGCCATCGCACGAGTCCGTGGCGATGCCAAGTCGGCGCAGTCGCTGGAACTGTCGGTCGTCACCACCAGCGGTACGCCGGTGGATTCGGCGGAAGTGAATGTCGTGGTGTACGCCTGATGGCCTACACCGAAGCTCAACTTGTCGCCTTGGAACAGGCGCTCGCCCAGGGCGAGAGCCGTGTCCGCTACGAGGACAAGATGGTCGAGTACCGCTCCGTCGAAGAGTTGAAGGCCGCCATCCGCGAGGTCAAGCGCGGGCTGTTTGAGCAGGCGCGCGATAGCGGACTCTGGCCGGGCGCGCCGCGGCAGATTCGCGTGACGACCAGCAAGGGGTTGTGATGCAGCGCCCCTCGCGCGGCTGGCTTTCCAGTGTCGCGCAAACCACCCGCAAGTGGCTCGGCTTTCCTGTGCACGATGCCGCAGGACGCGGTCGGCGGTCGTTGGCCTGGTCGCCCGGCAACCCGGGCGCGGTGGCCGCGATGCTGGCGACGCAGACCGAGCTGCGCGCCAAGAGTCGTGACATCGCGCGACGCAACGCCTGGGCCAATGCCGCGCTGGAAGCCTTTGTCTCGAACGCGATCGGCACCGGCATCAAGCCGCAATCGATGGTGGCCGATCAGACGCTGCGCGAGGCCATCCATCGGTTGTGGTCGGCATGGGTTGCTGACGCCGACGCCGCAGGGCTGACCGACTTCTACGGGCTGCAGGCACTGGCCTGCCGGGCGATGCTGGAGGGTGGCGAGTGCTTGATTCGCCTGCGCCCACGTCGACCAGAAGATGGCTTGGTTGTGGGCCTGCAACTGCAGTTGCTCGAACCGGAACACTTGCCGGTGACGTTGAATACAAGCACGTCGACCGGTAATGCCATTCGTGCGGGCATCGAGTTCGACTCGCTCGGGCGCCGGGTGGCCTATCACCTCTACCGCCAGCACCCCGAAGACGGCGCGCTAGCGCCGATGTCGAGCAGCAACGGTACCGAGACCGTGCGCGTGCCGGCGACCGAGATCGTGCATCTGTTTCGTCCGCTGCGTCCGGGGCAGATTCGCGGTGAGCCCTGGCTGGCTCGCGCGCTGGTCAAGCTGCACGAGTTGGATCAGTACGACGACGCTGAACTGGTGCGCAAGAAGACCGCGGCAATGTTCGCCGGATTCATCACGCGCGTTCAGCCCGAAGACCCACTGCTGGGCGAAGGCCTGCCCGATGCAAATGGCATCGCGCTCGCTGGGTTGGAACCCGGGACCATGCAGATCCTGGAGGCCGGCGAGGACATCAAGTTCAGCCAGCCTGCCGATGTCGGCGCCAGCTACGCCGAGTTCCTGCGCATGCAGTTCCGCGCGGTCGCGGCGGCGATGGGCGTGACTTATGAGCAACTGACCGGGGATCTGACCCAGGTGAACTACAGCTCGATTCGGGCTGGATTGCTGGAGTTCAGGCGCCGGGTCGAGGCCATCCAGCATGGCGTGATCGTGCATCAGTTGTGCCGCCCGATCTGGAAGGCCTGGATGACTCAGGTGATGTTGGAAGGGTCCTTGCCGATCAGCGACTACGCTCGCCGCCCGCGCGAAGTGCAGGCGGTGAAGTGGATTCCCCAAGGATGGCAGTGGGTCGATCCGCTGAAGGAGTTCAACGCGGTGAAAACCGCAATTCGCGGCGGATTACTCAGCCGCTCCGAAGCGATCAGCGCTTTCGGCTACGACGCCGAAGACATCGACCGCGAAATCGCCGCCGACAACCAGCGCGCGGATCAACTCGGCCTGGTGCTCGACACCGACCCGCGCCGCGATCCCGAGCGTTTGTCCGACGCCGCAACCCCACCAGGCGCCTGAACCATGGTCCTTCCCCATCTGGCGGGCCGATTGATCGGCACGCCACTGCTGCTCGCGCGCGCCAAACTCGATGTTCTGTTGGCCGTGCTCGGCGAGCGCATCGGCGCGCCGCAGGTCAGCGTCGCGGCCTTTGAGCCGGTGATCGCGCCGAGTGTGCGCACGCAAGCGTCGATCGCCGTGATCCCGGTTTTCGGCACGCTGGTGCGACGTACCCACGGTCTGGAAGCGGCCTCCGGCCTGACCAGCTACGCCGAGTTGAGCGCGCGACTGCAGGCCGCAACCGTTGATCCCGCGATCCGCGGCATCTTGCTCGAGATCGACTCGCCGGGTGGCGAGGCTGGCGGCGTCTTTGAACTGGCCGAACAGGTACGCGCATTGGCGCAGTTGAAGCCCGTCTGGGCCGTGGTCGTCGACTCGGCGCTGTCGGCAGCCTACGCAATCGCAGCGGCCGCCCATCGGGTCGTGGTCACGCGCACTGCGGGTGTTGGCTCGATCGGCGTCATTGCCATGCACGTCGATCAGTCCACCCGCGATGCGCAACAGGGCTACCGCTACACACCGGTCTTGGCCGGCGCCTACAAGGCCGATCTTTCGCCGCATGCCGCGCTGGCGCCTGAGGCACTGACTCGACTGCAGCGCGAGGTCGATCGGCTCCACGACCTGTTTGTCGACCACGTTGCCCTGATGCGCGGGCTCGACGCCAACGCGATCCGCGCCACTGAGGCCGGCTTGTACTTCGCCGACGACGCGGTGCGCGTCGGCTTGGCCGATGCGGTCGGCGGCTTCGACGACACGCTGGCCGAGTTCACGCAATTCCTGGCGCAAGCCAAGCCGGTTGGTCGGCTCGGACCTCACGCCGCACTGCTGACCCCCACCCCCACGATCAAGGACATCACCATGTCGACCGTACCGAGCGATATCCCGCTCCCGAGCAAATCCATCCAGCCCGCATCCGCGCCCGACGTAACGAAGCCGATCGACGTTCCTGACGAGGACATCGAGAAGGTCGAGGTAGCGCCGGCTACGGCCTCTGCACCGGCTACGCCCTCTGCGCCTGCCACACAGTCTGCGGCGGCCCAAGTCACCCGCAGCTTCGCCGACGCCCGCGTGATCGTCGAGATGTGCGCCCTCGCCGGTCGCGCTGACCGCGCGCTCGGTTTCCTCGACGCCAACGCCGGAGTCGATCAGGTGCGCCGAACGCTCCTGTCGGAACTGGCCACCGGTCCCGAGATCGGCTCGCTGTTGCCGCCGATCGGCCATCGGACGAGCGCCACGCCTTCAGATCCCGCAGCGGCAGCCGACTCGCCCACCCACAACCCCGTACTCGCCGCAGTCGCCAAACTGCGCAAAGGCTGACCCATGCCCGCCATCCTCGAAAACCAGAACCTCGGCGATCTGCTCAAGTTCGAAGCGCCGCAGTTGTACTCGCGTGACACGGTCACCGTCGCCGCCGCGTCCAACCTGCGCCTTGGCGCCGTGGTCGCGTTCACGCCGACCGGCACCGTCAAAGCCCTGGCCCCCGCTGCCAGCGACAGCACCAAGGTCGCGGTCGGCGTACTGATCGCCGACGCCGATGCCACCCTGGCCGAACGCAGCGCGCTGATGGTCTGTCGCCACGCGATCGTGTCCGACCGCGCGCTGCAGTGGCCGGCCGTCATCACCCCCGAACAGAAGGCCACCGCGATCTCGCAGTTGCGAGCGCTCGGCGTGCTGGTCCGCACTGGAGTCTGAGATGCAGAACCCTTTCCACAATCCCGCGTTCTCGATGGCCAACCTCACGGCGGCCATCAACCAGATCCCGAATCGCTACGGCAAGCTTGAAGCCTTGCGCCTGATGCCGGAGAAGTCGGTGCGCTTTCGCCAGGTGCTGGTCGAGGAGCGCAATGGCGTGCTGGCGCTGCTGCCGACCCTGCCGCCGGGTTCTCCGGGCACCGTCGGCGTGCGCGGCAAGCGCAAGATGCGCTCGTTCGTCGTGCCGCACATTCCGCACGATGACGTGGTGCTGCCCGAAGAGGTCAACGGCATCCGCGGCTTCGGATCGGAGACTGAACTGGAAACCGTCGCCAACGTGATCGCGCAGCATCTGGAGACCATGCGCAGCAAGCACGCGATCACGCTGGAGCATTTGCGCATGGGCGCACTGAAGGGCGTGATCCTGGACTCCGATGGGTCCGAGCTTTACGACCTGTATGCCGAGTTCGACATCACGCCCAAGGTGATCAGCTTCGCACTGACGACGCCGACCACCAACCTCAAGGCCAAGTGCGCCGATGTGCTGCGCCACATCGAGGACAGCCTGCGCGGCGAGATCATGACCGGCGCCCATGTGCTCTGCAGCCCCGAGTTCTTCGATGCGTTCACCGGTCACGACAGGGTGCAGAAGGCATTCGAGAACTGGCAGCAGGGCGCTGGACTGGTGCAAGACCTGCGCTCGGGCTTCACCTTCGGTGGGCTGACCTTCGAGGAGTACCGCGGACAGGCCACCGACGTCGAGGGCCGTACCCGACGCTTCATCGCCGCCGGCGAAGCGCACTGCTTCCCGATGGGCACCGTCGACACCTTCGCCACCTACGTAGCGCCGGCCGACTTCAACGAGACCGTGAACACGCTCGGCCAGCCGCTCTACGCCAAGCAGGAGCCGCGCAAGTTTGAGCGCGGCACGGATCTGCACACGCAGAGCAACCCGCTGCCGATGTGTCATCGCCCCGGCGTGCTGGTGAAGCTGACCGCATGAGCGCGCTCACGCCGCCACTCGATCTGGTCGGGCGCGTCTACGCGTCCGCTGCCACCGCGGGTCTGCTGAAGCGCTGCACCTGGCTGCGCAACCCGCCCGAGATGCCGCTGGTGCATCACGTGGGCTTGCGCGCGCCCGATGACTCGATCCTCGAGAACCTGAGTCGCAGCAAGGAGACGGTGATCAGCTATCCCAGCACGATCTTTCTCGGGCTCAAGGCGGGGGAGACCGTCGAACTGGAAGGCCAGCGGTATCAGGTGCGCGAGGTTCGAGCCGTTGGCGACGGCGCGGAACTCCGCGCCAAGCTGACGCGCCTGTGAGCCGTGAATTCGATCCGCGAGCAGATCCTGCAGCGCCTGGCCGGCGTACTCGAAGTGGTCGCCGCCGCGCATGACGCCAGCGTTCATCGATCGCCCACGGTGGCCATCGAACGCGAGCACTGTCCGGCGCTGGTGCTGTTCCCGGAGACCGATCAGATCACCGAGCGCGCCAATGACCGGGTGACGCGCGAACTCACGGTCCGCATCACCGCACTGGCCAGGGCGGTTCCACCTTTGGCGCCGGAGATGCAAGCCGACTCGCTGCTTACCGCTGCCCACGCTGCGGTCATGGCCGACGTGAACCTCGCCGGCTTGGCGCTCGGGATCCGGGAGATCGACGCCGAGTTCGACATCGAGGACGCCGACGCCACCGCGGCTGCCATTCCGCAGCGCTACCGCATCACCTACCGAACGCTGAGCTGCGATCTCGCGCAGCTCGGCTGAGCCACCCACCTTGAACCCCAACGATCCATCGGCCTGGCGCCGATGGCAGGAGACCTCATGTCCACTTATGCCTCATTCCAGGGTCGCGTTTACCTTGGCCGGCGCGACGCGGCCGGCAATCCGATCGAAGTGCGCTCGCCCGGCAACGTGGCCGAACTCAAGCTGTCGCTGAAGACCGATGTGCTGGAGCACTTCGAGTCGCAGACCGGCCAGCGCACGCTCGATCACCGCATGGTCAAGCAGAAGTCGGCGACGATCATGCTGACCATCGAAGAGTTCACCAAGGAGAACCTGTCGCTGGCGCTCTACGGCAACCACATCGACACGCAAAGCGGCACCGTGCAGGCGGAAGCGATCGGCGCGCCGCTGGCCGTCGGTCACCGGTACCTGCTGGCCCATCCCAAGGTGTCAACCCTGGTGCTGAAGGACAGCGCCACGCCGGCGAAGACGCTGGTGCTCGGCACTGACTACACCGCCGATCTCGACTTCGGGGCGCTGCAACTGCTGCGACTGGACGATGGCGCCGCGACGCCGACCCCGTTCACGGCGCCGCTGAAGGCCAGCTACGGGTACGGCGTCACCACCGAGATCGGCATCTTTACCCAGCCGCTGCCCGAGCGCTTCTTGCGCCTGGAAGGCCTCAACACCGCGCAGGGCAACGCCAAGGTGCTGGTCGAGCTCTATCGCGTCGCCTTCGATCCGTTGAAGGAACTGAACCTGATCTCCGACGAATACAACAAGTTCGAACTCGAAGGCTCGCTACTGGCGGACAACACCAAACCCGTCGATGCGGTGCTTGGTCAGTTCGGCAAAATCGTGCAGCTAACATGAGCATGCCTACCAGCGAAATCGAACGTCTGATCCCGCAGGGCACCCAGGTGCCGGTCGGTGATGACACGGTCATCCTGTACCCGCTCAAGGTAGGCCAGCTGCCGGCGATGCTGCGAGCCGTCGGCAGCCTGGCCGGTCACCTGCAGCGCGATCCGATCGACTGGCTACAACTGTTGGCCGAGCACGGCGATGCGCTATTGGACGCGGTCGCCATCGGCAGTGGCAAAGCGCGCGCCTGGGTCGACGGACTGGCACCCGACGATGCCTTGCTGCTGGCCGCAAAAGTGGTCGAGGTCAACGCGGATTTTTTCGCCCGACGGGTGATCCCGCGGATCGAGACGCTGTTCGCCAGCGCCAGGACCCTCGCGGCAGCGAGCGGAGCCACTGGTTCGACGCCGCCCAGCGGCTGATCGCGCACGGGCATGGGTTTGATGCGGTGCTGCAGATGACGCTGAGTCAGGTGCGCGGGTTTCTGCATGCCATCGATCGGGCGGAGGCGACACGCGAACTGCGCCTGCTGAATCTGGTTCTCCTCGGCACCCGCGGCGAGGCCAAAGCCGTCGAACGGGCTGAGGACACGCTGCGCAAGCAAGCCGACCTGGGCTGACCCATGCGCATCAAGATCAAACTCGACAGCGCTGCGGCCAGCGCCAAGTTGCGGCAATGGGGCGGTGAGCTGCGCGAGAAGGTGCGCAAGGCGGTCGGTACCGCGTTGCGTAGCGAGGCTCCTGCGATCAAGGCCGACGTGCAGAGTCATGTCGCAACCAAGCTCAAGGTCGTGCGCCGCTCGTTCGCGCGCAGCTTCTCGGCTAAGGTCATTGATCGCGACACGCGTCGGTTACCCGCGCTGCACATCGGCTCACGCATCCCGTGGATTGGCATCCACGAGTCCGGCGGCACCATCCAGGGCAAGCTGCTGATCCCGCTGTACGGGCGCGTCGGACGCAAAGCCTTCAAAGCGCACGTCACCGCACTGATGCGCGGCGGCAACGCCTATTTCGTCCGCAACGCCCGCGGCAACCTGGTGCTGATGGCTGAGAACCAGCGCGAGTACGACCGCACGTTGGCGCCCTACAAACGCAAACACCGCCGCGCGACCGGCGGCGGACGACTCAAGCGCGGCGCCGATGTGCCGATCGCGGTGCTGGTGCCGCGCGTGACGATCAGGAAGCGGCTGGATGTGTATCAGGTGATCGCGGGGCGAGTGCCGGCGATGACGGCGGCGATCGAGGGTGAACTCAGTCGGCTGGGATAGATCGACATCTTTAAACGACCCGATTCACTGGCGCCGCATCCAAAAGCACACCCATTCACACCCAATCGCGCCGATGTCCGGCGTTCGACTTTAAGCCGACAAACTCATGGCCAACCGCATCTCCCTCCTCGTTGCCCTGGAGGGCGCGGATGAGGGTCTCAAACGCGCGATTTCTTCGGCCGAGCGCTCGTTCAACGAGATGTCGGCGACCGCGAAGACGGCGGGTGCGAAGGCAACGCAGGGGATGGCGGAGCTCAAGGCGGGAACGGCGGCGCTGGGTGATCAGCTGGCACGTGCGCGCACCCAGTTGCTGGCGTTCGTTGGCGTTTCCTGGGCGACCCAGCAGGTCACGCAACTGGTGCAGGTGGCGGATCAGTGGAACCTGATGGTGGCACGTCTCAAGCTCGCCACCGCCGGGCAGCGCGAGTTCGTGATCGCGCAGGGCGAACTCTTCGCCATCGCGCAGCGCATCGGTGTTCCGCTGGCGGAAGTGTCGACGCTGTACGGCAAGTTGCAGCAAGCCGTTCGGCAACTGGGCGGTGAGCAGAAGACGGCGCTGTCGCTGACCGAGTCGATCAGCCAGGCACTGCGGATCTCGGGCGCCTCGGCGTCAGAGGCGCAGTCATCGTTGCTGCAGTTTGGTCAGGCGCTGGCGTCGGGCGTGCTGCGTGGCGAGGAGTTCAACTCGGTCGTCGAGAACTCGCCGCGGCTGGCGCAGGCCCTGGCTGATGGCTTGAATGTGCCGATCGGTCGTTTGCGCAAGCTGGCCGAGCAAGGACAACTGACGGCGGACGTCGTCGTCAATGCGCTGATGTCGCAGAAGGACAAGCTCTCTGCGGAATACGCGCAGCTACCGGTGACGGTCGGCACGGCATTCGAGCGACTGAAGAATGCGTTCGCCCAGTGGATCGCCAAGGTCGACGAGTCGACCGGCATTACGCAGAAGTTGGCGACCGCGCTCGACTGGCTGGCGCGCAACTTCGAGACGGTGATGGGTTGGCTTAAGCTCATTGCCGAGATCGGCCTGGCGGTGCTGATCTACCGACTGATCCCGGCACTGATCACCGCCTGGCAACTGGCCGGCACGGCGGCGGTGACGGCGGCTGCGTCCACGGCGGCGGCATGGAACACCGCCAACCTTTCAATGTCCGCTGCCGTGGCGTCCGCAGGCTTGCTGAAAACCGGGTTTGCGGTGCTGGCCGCCGCGCTGATCGGCTGGGAGATCGGTACCTGGTTGTCGGAGAAGTTCGAGATTGTGCGCAAGGCCGGCATCGCCATGATTCAGGTGCTGGAGAACGGTCTGGAGATGCTCAAATTCTCCTGGGAGCGCTTCGCCGCGATCTTCACCGGCGACACCATCGCGGCGGCCACGCAGCGCCACGAGGAACGGCTGCGGCAGATGAACGCGATCTTCGCCGAGATGTACGTCGATGCATCCGAGGCGGGCCGGGCTGCGCAGCAGGCGGCGACGCTGGCTGTCGCCGGCGCCGAGGAAATGGCACGGCGGCTGGAAGCCGTGCGTCAGGGAACGCAAGAAGCGGTCGGTCGCGGCATCGAGGCCATCGATGCCACCCTCAACAAGCTCAAAAGTCAGATCACCGCCATCGAGCAGGTGGTGACTGCGGCGCAGCAAGGGGCAACGCAGGCGATCTCAGGCATCACCCAGGCTTATCAAGGCCTGACCGGTATCGTCGATGCGACGCTGCAGCAGCAGTTGGCCAGCACGCAGGCGCATTACGCGCAGAAGCAGGTCCTGCTGGAGCAGTCGAACGCTTCCGAAGCGAAACTGATCAAGGAGACGACGCAACTGCTGGTGGAATCGGTGCAGCAGCAGTCGGATCTGCGCGCCCAAGCGCTCACCGAGACGCTGCGCCTGATCGAGCAGGAGGGCCAGGCGCGTCGGTTCGCTGCACAAGGCCAAGCCGAGACCGACGAAGCGCGCCGCGCGGCGACCCTGCGCGTCGACAACGAGATTCTGGCCGCCAAGCAGCAGGCGCTGGCCCAGGCTGCTGCCGACTATGTGCGCCATGTCGACGCCCTCAATGCCGAAGCCAACCGCCATCTGGCCGAGATTCGGCGCATCGAGGACGAGAAGCGCGCGCTGTCGCAGACCACGGAAGACCGGATCCGCGAGCTGCAGCGCTCGACGATGGGCGAGTACCAGGCCTATCAGGACAAGTTGACCCAGGTCGCCGAACTGCAGCGCAAGGCGCGAGCGGCGATCTCCGAGGGCGAGTTCGAACAGGCGATTCAGTACGCCAAGCAGGCGCAGGATCTGGCCGCGCAGACCGCCAAGGCGGTCAAGGACGGCGACGCAACCATCGTCACGCAGAAGCAGGCGGTGAAGACCGCCATCGACGCGATGCGCGAGAGCGAGCAACTGGCGATCCAGGCACTCGAAGGCGAAGGTCGGGCGCATCAGAAGGCCGCCAGCGAGGCAACGTCCGCGCGCAGCCAGATCGAGACCGCGCTGCGCGGCACGCAATCGCAGATCGAACAGATCCAGGCGCAACTGGAGACGGGTCTGAAATTCGCCATCGACGTCGACAGCAGCAAGCTCGACGCCGCGTTGCGCCAACTCGAGGAGGCATTGCGCGAGAAGGCGTACCTGGTGCGCATCGACGCCGACCTCAAGGCCGCCCATGCGCAACTGCGGGACCTGGAAGCGCAACTCAAGGACGGCAAGACGCTGCTGGTCAACGCCGATATCAGCCGCGCCAAGTCGGCGCTGGAAACGCTGCAGACCTATGCCGATCGCACCGGGCAGATCGATCTGAAAGTCGCCACCGAGAAGGCACAGACCTCGTTGCGCCTGGTCGACAGCCAGATCCGCGCACTGGATCAGATTCGCACCGAGTCACAGCACGCGATCAGCACCAATGCCAACCAAGCCCGGGGCGAGATCCAGTCGCTGAACGGCATGAACACGAGTTCGACGCACACGATCTACGTGAAACGGGTCGAACAGAATGCTGCGGGTGGTTTGGTTGGATCTGGGCTGGCCGGTGCGCGCGGCTATGCAAAAGGCGGCTCGGTATTGGCCTTCTCGCGGATGAAATCGGGTGTGGTTCCCGGCAGAGGCGATGGCGACACGGTGCCGCGCGCGCTGGATGCCGGCGCGTTCGTGATTCGCAAGGCCGCCGTGCGCAAATACGGCGCTGCGACGCTGCGCAAGCTCGCTGGCGTTGCGCGCTTTGCAGCCGGCGGGTTCGTGCCGGGTGGTTCGTCTGCTGGCTGGTCATCGAGTCCCGTCAGCGCGAGCCCCATGGGCTTGCCGGGCGCGCCGCCGCCGAAACCCAAACCGGTGGCTGCGGCGCACAAGGTCAATCGCGATGTGTCTGAGGCGCTCAAACTGATCGAACTTGGCCTGCAGGGCGCGAGGATCGGCCGGGCGCATATGGAGCGGGTGAACCGGATTGTTCCGATCGGCAACCAGCTAAGAACTCAGCCCATCGACATCCAGGCGTTCCAAGACCGCGACTATCTTCAGCGCTTGCTGCGGGTTCGCCAACTGACGGGCATGGAATCCGGCTCGGTCGACACGATCAAGGGCCGCTGGCGTAACGCGATGGCGCAGGCACAGATCGCCGGTGTGGATCTTGAGCGGCAACTGATGGAGTACATCGAGCGCGAGACCGAGCGGCAGATGTTTTTCGCGCGCGGTGGACTGGCCAAGTCAGACACCGTGCCAGCCATGCTGACGCCCGGCGAGTACGTGGTCAGTCGAGAGGTGGTGAAGCGCTGGGGTGCAGGGTTCTTCGCCGCGATCAACGCCATGAAGGCACCGGCTCGCGAGATCGCCACCAAGGTCCAGGGCTTCGCACGCGGCGGGCTGGTCAGCCCGGATGCCTCTGCGCGGATGGCGACGGCCTTGCGCACGATGCCCACCGACATCGACGAACTCGCTGGGCCGAACACGCGGTCGCGACGCACACCGCGGCTCGACTGGAACGATGCCGCGCCGCCCAGCAAGACGATTCGTGTCGAGCTCGCCAGCGGAGCACGCATCGTGACAGCGACGATCCCCGCGCGCGACGAATCGCGATTGTTGGATCTGCTGCGCGAAGCGCAAGCCCGAAGCTGACCCATGGAACTGCGCCAACTCTCATCCGGCCAGACACTGACTCTGCCGGACGACCTGCTGTGGGCCGATGAGCACGCGTGGACGCCAGCGGTTGCGTCGACATCCTACCTGATCACCGGCGCGCTGCTGGTGCAGTCGGCAACGCGACAGGCCGGGCGGCCGATCACGCTGGTCGGTCCCAGCGACATGGCTTGGGTCACACGCGCCACCGTGGCCACGCTGCATGACTGGGCGGCGTTGCCCTTGACGCTCGACGACGGGCGATTCGAGTTGCGTTTGGCCGATGACCGCACCTTCGAGGTCGCGTTCCGCCATGCCGACGGGTGCATCGACGCCGAGCCCGTGCTTGGCTTCCCGGCGCGCGCCGACACCGACCGCTACCGATTGACGCTGCGCTTGCTGCAGCTCTAAACCTGATAGGACCGATATGCCGATTCTTGTAGGCGACGTGAAGCTCGTCGCCAGCCAGGTCATGGACGACGTTGCTGAAGGCGGCGGCGCGCCCACCTCGACCGTGATCGTCGACGGCGCCAGCAACTCGCTGTTCAACGACATCTCGGAGATGGACCGTGCCGGTGGCCGCGTCAACCTGCGCAAGGTGTTCGCCAGCATCCAGACCAACACCACCGACACGTATCTGGGCGGCAACGTCATCGTGGCCGAAGCGCCGAGCGATCCTCGCGTGGCGGTCACGATCTTCTCGACCGAAGAAGTGTTCGACCGGCGAACCCACGCGCGCGACCGCATCGAGGCTTATCTCAACAAGGGCTCGCTGTGGAACGGCTATCTGCTGGAGAACCACATCACCGGCCAGCGCAGCATCCAGTTGTTCCAGCGTGTCGGCGCCGAACTGCCGGCCATCGGCAAGACCCTGTACCTGGTCGCTAACGAGGGCCTGGCGAACGAGTTCGCCCAGTACATCCGCGTTACCCGCGTCGCCTCGGAGACGCGCACCTTCAGTTATGGCTCGGGCAGCGGCATCGTCGACTACGAGGCCGTGGTCGTCACCTGCGATCTGTCGGATGCGCTGCGCGAGGACTTCCCCGGCTCGCCGCCGGATCGGCTGTTCACGATGGCGGCGGGCAAGACCAAGACGCGCGACACGGTGGTCGCCGATGCCGCCAAGTATTGCGGTGTGGTCAAAACCACCCAGCCAATTGCCATCGGCGATGTGGCAGCCAGCGTGACCAGCATCTTCACCCAGTTGGTTCCTTCCGCACAGACCGAAACGCCGCTGCTCGACCTGACCGCAGGCGGCACGTCCGAGGCCCTGGTCGAGTCAGCCAATGGCACGGTCAGCTACACGACATCGGTCGGGTTCAGCGCCGCCACGATCCTGTCGGTCGGCAATGCAATCCAGCCGGGCACGCTGTCGATCAGCGTCAGCGGCGCAACGCTGACCGACAACGGCGGCCAGTTGATGGCCGGCGCCACGGTGATTGGTACGGTGAACTACGCGCGCGGCCAGGTCGCGATGGCGACCAGCGCGCCGAACTACAGCGGCACCAAGACCATCACCTTCCGCCCCGCGGCCGCGCCGATCCGTGTCGCCGACACCGCCGGCGTGCGCGTCGACATTGAGAATCGCGCCTACAACTACGTGCTGACGATCCTGCCGAGTCCGGCGCCCGGCACGCTGCAGGTGAGCTATCGCGCGCAAGGCAAGTGGTACGACCTGCGCGACAACGCTGCGGGCGTGCTCAAGGGCAGCAGTCCGGAGTACGGCGTCGGCACGGTGAACTATGGCTCCGGCACCGTCGCCGTGACCGTGGGCGCGCTACCCGATGTCGGCAGCGAGATCGTCTATGCCTGGGGTGGCCAGGCTAACTACTTCAACCGCTCCGACCAGACCATTGCGCCGCCCGCCGTCACGCTGCAGCTGGCGCACGCCGGCATCACGCCGCAGTCGGTGACGATCACCTGGAACGACGGCGCGCCGCGCACCGCCAACGACAACGGCGCAGGACGCATCACGGGTGCGGCGACCGGCACCATCCACTACCAGTCGGGACTGATCCAGCTGACGCCGGCCGCGCTGCCGGCCGGCGGTCAGTCCTACAACGTCGCCTACACCTGGGGCCCGCCGACCGAGGAAGAGTTCCACGCGCCGATGCGCGATGGCACCGGGCGCGTCGACGTCGAGGTGGAGTTCGATGGCCTGATCCCGGGTACGGTCGAACTCGAGTGGAACCTGCTGATCGAGACCTTCGACTACATCTCGACCACGCCGGCCGAACTGCAACTCGTGCGGCCGGTCGATCCGATCAAGATCGTCCGAGACGACCGCAACGGCAACCTCAAGGACACACAGGGCTTCACCTTCGGCACGGTCAACTACGCCACCGGCGTGCTGCGCTTCCTGCCCGATACCACCGTGCGCATTCCAGTGGCGCGCTATCTGGTGACGCAGATCGGAATGACGCGCAACGCCGATGGCACGCTGGTACCGGTCTATCGCAATGTGTTCTCGCATTGGGAGTACATCACGGCGGGCGCGGCCATGCCCATCGACGATACCGCGTGGGCCAAGGTGCGCTACCGTGCGGCGGGAACGTCCAATGCGGTCACCGCGACCTTCACTGCCACGGGCCTGGCGCTGGATCTGACGCCGAGCTTCGCCGAACCCATCGTGCCCGGCAGTGTCAGCTTCACGCTGGGCGGCAAGACCTACTTCGACCGCCTCGGCAGCCTCTATTACGACCTGAACCCCGTCACCGGCGCGGCGACCCTGGCCGGTGCCCTCAACTACGCCACCGGTGCGGTGACCCTCACCGCCTGGGTGCCGGCGCAGAGCCCTGCGGTGGCGCTGCGCTCGCTGCTCACCAGTCTCGACGGCACGCCAGTCGACGAGGTCACCTTCCGCATCCCCGCCTCGCCGGTGCGCCCGTCGAGCCTGCAACTGCTGGCCACACGCCTGACCGGCGGCACCCTCAATGTCAGCGCCGACAACCACGGCATCATCGCCGGCGCAGGCATTACTGGCGCCATCGACTACGAGACCGGCGTGGTGCGCGCGCGGTTTGGGTCGTGGGTGATTGCGGCGGGTAACGAGGACGAGATCTGGTTCGATCCTGATGGCGTCGTCGTGCTCGATGGCGTGCCCAAGGTGTTCAAGCCGGCGCCGGTGTTTGCCGACACCATCAAGTACAACGCAGTCGCCTACTCCTACCTCCCGCTCGATGCCGATCTGATCGGGCTCGATCCGGTGCGCTTGCCGCAGGACGGCCGCGTGCCGATCTTTCGGATGGGCGACTTCGCGGTGATCGGCCATACCGAGACCGTCGGCCCGTTTACCGCGACCGCCGGGCAGGTGATCGACTGCAACCGGGTTCGTCTGTCGCGGGTGCGCGTGCTCGATGCGAATGGCGTGGTCATCGCCGCCGGATACACCGTCGATCTGGAAGCGGGGTTGGTGACGTTCACGAATGTCACGGGCCTCGCCCAGCCGGTCACGGTCGAGCACCGCATCGAAGACATGGCACAGGTATCCGACGTGCAGATCTCCGGGCGCCTGGCGTTCACCCGGCAGATCACGCACGACTATCCGACCGGTTCGCGCATTTCCTCCGCACTGGTCTCGGGCGATCTGCGCGCCTACGTGTCGACGCTGTTCGACCAGGCGACGTGGAACGGCGCGTTCACCGACGCCCTGACGGGTAACGCCGCCACCGCGACGTTCAACGATGTGCTGGCGCCGATCACGGTGACGAACGCCGGTGCCATCACCGAACGCTGGGCCGTCCAGTTCACCAACACCACCGCGTTTCAGATTATCGGCGAACACGTTGGCGTCATCGCCACCGGCACCACCGCGAACGATCTCGCGCCGATCAATCCAGCGACAGCGAAACCCTACTTCACGCTGCGCGCCCTCGGCTGGGGCTCGGGCTGGGCGGCCGGCAATGTGCTGCGCTTCAACACCATTGGCGCGCTGTTCCCGGTCTGGGTGGTGCGCACCATCCAGCAGGGTCCGGAAACCGTCACCCGCGATGCCTTCACCTTGCTGGTGCGCGGCGACGTGGATCGACCGTGACGCCAACTGATTCCCAGGAGTCCGATTCGTGAGCAACAAGGTCAAATGGATGCACAACAGCATGGCGGGCGCGCCGGTGCTCACCAACAACTGGGGCAGCCTGACGGCACTGCTCGACGCACTGCTCGTCAACGGCTTCAATCTGAAACCCGTGCTCGAACTGACGCGCGACGACACCACCGCCACGGCGGCGATCAGTTCAGGCCACGGCTTTCGGGTCGATCAAGTGGTGCGCATCGAAGGCTGCGAGGAGCCGGAGTACAACGGCGACTTTACGATCACCGCAGTCACGGCGAGCAGCATCAGTTTCAGCGTTTCGGGCGAGCCCGCATCGCCCGCGACGACGGTACTCGGGATGACCGCCAAGATCGCGCCGCTGGGATTGGAGATCGCCTTCACCGGCCAGAACAAGCGCGCCTATCGCAGCCTGAATCCGCTCTCGACCCGACCGTTCCTGCGTGTCGACGACAGCTTGCCCGCGGGATACACCGCCACTTGGGCGAAGTTCGGACGAGTGACATTGGCCGAGGACATGGTCGACATCGATACCTTCGTCGGCGCGCGCGCACCGTTCGATCCGGCGCTCCCGAATGCCAACGAATTGCCCTCCGGCAGCGGCGCGTCGATGTACTCGGGTTGGTTCAAGTGGTACTTCGCGCGCAACAACACCGCCGAAAACTACGGCGAACCCGGCGCGGGTGCGCGCAGTTGGGTGCTGGTCGGCGACGACCGCGGCTTCTTCCTCGCCTGCGCTTCCGGCTGGGGTGGTGATCTGCGGGTGCTCTACACATTCACCGACTTCGATAGCTACAAGTCGGGCGATAACTACGCGTCCTTCCTGACTGCCTCGGATCGCTACCAGACCGTTGGTGCATGGCCGGTCAGCTATCCGAGTGAGGAGTGCTATTCAGCGTACTCGCTGAACACCACCGGCAAAATCTGCATGCGCGACTACACCCAGGTCGGCGGCAACGTGCGCCTTGGCCTGTTCTCGCTGAACGACGGCAACAACCAGAACATCTCAGGTCGCTCCGGCAGCATCCCGTTCCCGAATGGTCCCGACTACGGCCTGATCCTGCATCCAATCTATTTGCGCGAAGGCAGCGGACACCTGCGCGGGTTTCTGCCCGGCATGTATTGGATCCACCAGAACCAGCCTTACCCGCATATGACGCTGATCGAACAGGTCCTGGGTTACCCCGGGCGCAAGTTCCTCATCGTGACGCTGAATTACGCCCACGAGGGCAACACCAGCGGGTTCGCATTCGACATCACGGGGCCATGGAGACCCTGATCCGTGGCTTATCCCCTGGATGAGAGCTTCGATGTTGGCATTCCTGCGGGCTTTGCCAGCAATGGCGGGGCGGGCGGCATCACGGCCACCTGGAACGAAGGCGCGCAAGCGGTCGATCTGGTGTTCACGCATGCACACAGTTTCTGGCGCATCGATGCGGCCGAGGTCGCGGAGGACTTCTGGTTCGAGATCGACGCCGAAGTCATGGCGGTCACCTACAGTTCGACCTGCTTTGGGTTCTGGCTATGGACCGGATCGGGCACGTACCAGGGCCACCGTCTGACCGTTTGGGCGCAGCAGTGGCACCACAGCTTCTGGGATGCCGACGGCAACCACTACGAACAGATGGCCCACGCGCCGGCGTCGTGGGCGGTGACCGGCGCACGCCGGACAATTCGCGTTGACGTGAAGCGCGGCGTCGACGGCGTCTGGCAGTACCGCCTCTGCGAAAACGGCGACGTGCTGTGGGAAGGCTATAAGCGGCACTACGCGAGCTTCCGGCCGAGCATCTACGGCTACGGCCTGACCTTACGCGTGCATCGCGTCGCCGGCGACATGCCGAGCGCATTGCCAGACGCTCCGCTGGCTCGATTTCGGGGATTGCCAGCCGTTCTCGGACGCACGCAGCCGGTTCCGGATCTCGCCGCCTTGCTGCGGTTCTCGCATCGCGCATTCCATCGTCTGGCCGGCACGCGCAATCACTATTACGCCGGCGCTCACCACATCACCGGCACGGTCAAAGAGAAGGACCTGCCGGAGGACCGTCCGGTCTCGCGCCGGGTCCTGCTGTTCGATGAGCGCACCTACGCCGTCGTCAGGGAAACCTGGAGTGATGCCATCACCGGGACTTACAGCTTCGAGAAAATCAGTCCAGTGCCGCGCTACGTCGTGATCGCCTACGACTACAAGCACAACTTCCGCGCGGTGATTGCCGACAACCTGCGCGCCGAGCCGATGCATGCCCCGCCGTGATTGAGATCTCGAACGCGCTCAACGGCTATCGGCTGCAAGGCGTCATCCAGTTCCTTGCGATCGGCACCGAGCAAGCCCGCGCGCATCTGTATGCCGGGCCGCGGCCGAGTTTTGGCGCGCCGCCGCAAGGGACACTGCTGGCCTCCATCGTGCTGGCCGAGCCGTTGGGCGCGGTTGCCGATGGTGTTCTCGAAATCACACCCACCAACGAAGCGCTGATCCTGGTCACAGGCGAGGTGACCTGGGCACGCATCGTCAATGGCCTGGGCGCACTGGCCTGGGATTGCGATGCGTCTAATCTCGAAGGCACTGGCGAGTTGCGTCTGCCCACGACCACGCTGTACGCGGGCGGCTACACCCGCATCCTGACGGGTCTGCTGGGGTGATCACCGATGGCGCCTGTCGATCTGCGCTTCGCCCATCCACCGGGCAGCGCGCATCTGGTGCTGGGTGGCGATCCGGCCGGATCGCACCCGTCACTCGATGCCCAACTGGTCGGCACGTTGCCCGCGCTGCGGTTCGAAGCGCTGGCCATTCCGAATGCGTCGGCGACGCTGGTCGCGACCTTTCCGGCGTTGGAGATGATCGTCGAGGCGCGCTACGCGTCACGGGCCGCACGTCCGCTGGTGGGCAGCACCCGGTTGGCTTGGCAACGCGGGCGTGGGTTCGAGGACGGCGCCGAGCACCGCACCGCATCCCCGGCCAGCCACCCGTCGCAGGCGCGCGAGTCCTGGCGAACGGGGCAATCGCACGATGCCAACGTGACCACGCGGCGCGCGGCGACGTTGGTCCGCGCACCGGTGTCGACGACAGCCCGGTTCTACGGCGCAGTCCAGCAATCGCCGGGCACGCTCCGGATTGTGCATAGCGAATCGCTGCACCTGCGAACGGCAGGCCCGGTCACTTATTCAAACGCGGCGCGCCTGGATGCGCTGCAACGACGAATCAGCCATCAAGACGGCCTGCGAGATCGTCGTCAGCCAATAAGAGTTTGCTTCGGCGAGGCGCAGGCGCTTCCAAGCCTGCGCTTCTTCGAAGCGATCCAGGTCGCCGCAGCCATGCGCCGCTGGATGGCCGCGTGCTGGCAGAACGCGATGCGGCCGCCGCCAGGGCGCCACGCGGTGGACCCGGACGACCCCGATCCACCGTTCGTTCCCTGCTACACGCCGAATCCCAACCTGCGCTTTGCCGCACTGACGGCGACGCACGGCCATCTGGTGTTCGTCTGCGAAAACCACCTTGGACCCGGCCAAGACGGTCCGGTCATCGTTCCGATCCGAAGGGTCTATGTCGTGCTGAACCACGTGACGCTGCATCGCTGGCCGGATGGCGTGCCCGTCCCGGTGATCTCGCTGTCGCTGAGTCTGGACGTCGACTCCTGGGCCTGGGGCTTCGAGGCAACCCTCCCCGCTATTGCCGAAGCCTTGATTGCCCCCGCCGACGGCGCGCCACCGGTGGAGCTGTTGGCTCACGTCAACGGCACCGATTTCCGGGTGCTGGCCGAGAACCTGACGCGTGAACGCGGCTTCGGCGAGGCCAGCCTGCGTTTGTCCGGGCGCGGGCGCACGGCGGTGTTGGCCGCTCCGTACGCTCCGGTGATGTCGTTCGCCAATGCACAACCGCGGACCGCGCGGCAGGTGATGGATGACGTACTCACGATCAACGGCGTGCCGCTCGGCTGGAGCATCGACTGGGGCCTGACGGACTGGAATGTGCCGGCGGGCGTGTTCGCCCACCAAGGCACCTGGATCGATGCACTGGCCGCCATCGCGGCGGCGCCCGGTGGCTATCTGTTGCCGCATCCGTCCGAGGCCATCCTGCGCGTGCGCCACCGATATCCCGTGGCACCCTGGGACTGGCAGGCCGTCACCCCGGATCTGATCCTGCCTATCGATGCGGTCTCGCGCGAGTCCATTCGCTGGCTGGAAAAACCCGCCTACAACCGGGTGTTCGTATCTGGCCAGAGCGCCGGCGTGCTCGGACAGGTCACGCGCACCGGTACGGCGGGCAATCGGATCGCGCCGATGGTCATCGATGCGCTGATCACCGAGGCGGTCGCCGCGCGCCAACGTGGCACGGCGATCCTGGCCGACACCGGTCAGCAGTTTGAAGTCGGCCTACGCCTACCCGTACTGCCGGAAACCGGCATCGTCGAACCCGGCACCTTCGTCGAGTACCAGGACGGCAGCGTGGCTCGACTCGGTCTGGTGCGTTCCACGCAGATCGAGGCGGGCTTCCCGGAAGTCTGGCAAACGCTCGGAGTGGAATGCCGTGCATAACCTCTACCGACAGTTCCGACAGTTGCTGCCGGATCCACCGTTGCAAGCCGGCATCGTGGTCGAGGTTGGCGCCAGCCGCGTCGTGATCACCTTGCCGGGCGGCGGGCTGGTCCACGGACGTGGCGAAGCCAGCCTGGGCCAGACCGTATTCGTCCGTGATGGCGTCATCGAAGGCGAAGCGCCGTCTCTGCCGCTGGAAGTCATCGACATCTAAGCCGCACCCCTTCCGATTCACCCCTGAAACCCGCTCCGGCTCCCGCTGGGCGGGTTTCGTCATTTTTGGAGACCGACGATGACCGAAGAAACCGATGTGCCACTGACTACCGAAGCGACGCTGCTGTTTCGCCACGAGGACTTCGACGAGTTGCTGAACCTCGCCGCGGAGCGCGGCGCCGATCGTTGCCTCGCCCATCTTGGGCTGGAAAACGGACACGCCGCGAAGGACATCCGCGAACTACGCGACCTCCTGGAAGCGTGGCGCGATGCCCGTCGCACAGCGTGGCAAACCGCGGTGAAGGTCATCACCACCGGCATTTTGGCCGCGCTGCTGGTCGGTGCCGCCATCAAGCTCAAGCTGTTGGGAGGCACCCAATGAAAGCGAAGCTCTGCCTGCTCGACGACTGGCGGCAGGTTCTGCGCCATGCCTGGAGCATCCGATTCTCGCTTATGGCGGCTGCCCTCACGGCGGCGGAAGTGGTGGTGCCACTGTTCGGCGACGTGCTGCCGCGCGGCGCGTTGGTGCTGCTGGCCTTTGCTTGCAGCATCGGCGCGACGGTTGCCCGCATCGTGGCGCAGCCGGGGATGTACCGATGATCCCGCCGCCAACTGCAACGGTGCGCAGGACGGTGGCCGGTCTTAGCCTGTCCGCCGCCGCCCTGGTCGGCATCTTGCTGCACGAGGGCTATACCGGCCGCGCGGTTATCCCGGTCAAAGGCGATGTGCCGACCATTGGCTTCGGCGCCACCACAGGGGTGAAACTTGGCGACACCACCACGCCGCCGAAGGCGCTGGCTCGGGCGCTCACCGATGTGCGGCAGTTCGAGGGTGCGCTCAAGCAATGCGTGACCGTGCCGCTAGCCCAGCACGAATACGACGCGCTGGTGAGCTTTTCATACAACGTCGGCAGCCATGCGTTCTGCCAGTCCACGCTGGTGAAGAAACTCAACGCCGAGGACTACGCCGGGGCGTGTGCCGAGTTGCTGCGCTGGCGATTTTTCCAAGGCAAGGATTGCGCGCTGCCCGCCAATGCGCGGCTGTGCGGCGGACTGGCCAAACGGCGTGATACCGAATATCGGAAGTGCATCGGGGAGGCATCGTGAGCGTGATTTCGTGGCCGTACCGGCTGCTGGTCGTGGCGGCGCTCGCCCTCGTCCTGGTCGGCTTCGGATGGGTCAAGGGCGCGGGCCACGTTCAAGCGCAGTGGGATGCCGCCGTCCAGCAACAAGCTATGCAGGCCACCGCTGTCCGCGAGGAGCAGGCACAAGCCACCGTCAAGGTCGTCACCCAGTACGTCGACCGCGTTCGTGTCGTCCGCGAGAAAGGCGACACCATCATCAAGGAGGTCCCTGTCTATGTGCCCCTACAAGCCGATGCTGCTTGCACTATCAATCGTGGCTTTGTGCGCCTGCACGACGCTGCCGCCGCAGGTGCACTGCCCGAGCCCGCCCGAGATACTGATGCGGCCGCCGGAGGCATTGCGCTCTCTGCCGTCGCCGGAACTGTCGCCACCAACTACCAGACCTGCCACGAGACGGCGGAGCAACTGAGGGCGCTGCAAACGTGGGTCAGGGAGATGGCGTCCACCACCCACTAATCGACGCTTGTCGAGCGCCAGTTTGTGGTGCACTACGACTTCAAGTCCCCCAGGAACTCTGACGCTGGCGAGACGCCGGACACATGCAAAAACTCGCGTGCCCGCGTACAAGCCACATAGAGCAGATGCCGCTCCGTGGCGTACACCTCGTCGAGGTCGCTCTCGTCGCTGACGCTCTCGATGCGCGACTGCAACGGGATGACCTCGTCGTCGCAGGCCATCACTGCCACAGCGCGGAATTCCAGGCCCTTCGCGAAGTGCATGGTGGCGACAGATGCCTTGCCGTTCACCGATTGCAGTTTTTCGTCCAGCACGACGAAGGGCAACCCCGCGCGTTGCAGCGCCTGTTCGGCGCGATCCAGTTCAGCATCACTGCGGACGAACACGCCCATTTCATGCAAAGCCAGTCGGGCCGCGATTTGGGCCTTGAGCCAGTCGCCGACACTTTCAATCTCCAGCGACTGCGATTTGAACTCGCGCACACTGGGCGCGGGGCCGTTGAACACTGACACCGTGCCCTTGCGTGACTCGGTGTTGCCATCCACATCGGCGAGCTCTTCACCGAGCAGCCGGTCCGCCTGCGCGCGAATCTGGTGTGACGTGCGGTAGTTGACGGTCAGGCTTCTGGATCGTCCGCGCACATCCACGCCGAGAGACTTCCACGAGAACGCGGTCTGAAATATGCGCTGGCCCAGGTCGCCTGCGAAGAACAGTGCGTTCGGGCGCGCGCCGCCCAGGGCGGCCAGAAACCTCAACTGAGCCACCGACACGTCTTGCGCCTCATCGAGCACCACATGCTCGAATGGCGGATGCTTGCGCTTGGGTATTTCGCCCGCCAGCCGCGTAAAGACACCTGCCACCGAAACCAGTCCTTCGGCCTTCAGTTCCTGACGGACTGCGTCGAACACTGACCACAACGTTGATCGCTGTGCGTCAGACAACCGGGTCTTGCGCCCCAGCCGCTTGACGTCTCGGTAGTCCTCCCACGTCTCCAACTGCCACGCATCGACGACCTGCTGCCACTCGCCGAACAGAAAGGTCTCGCCGAAGCGCGAACTGGATGCCCCAGCGCCATGCTTCGCCAGTCGCGCCTTCACATCCGCTACGGTTGCCATTCGGAACTTGCCGAAACTTGCCTCGTAGAGCCGAATACCCACGGCATCAAGAGAGGCGACTTCGATGCGCTCGCCCAGCCTGGGCTCCGAGCTGATCAGGTGTCGCAGCTTCGCGCGCAATGCGGTCGCCAGACCTTCCGAAAACGTCGTCAACAGCACCCGCGAATCGGCATTTGCGCGCGCCAGGTGGGCCGCGCGGTGCAGGGCGACAATGGTTTTTCCGGTGCCCGCCGAGCCGGAAACGCGCGCCGGGCCGTTGTAGTCCTGCTGCACGAACTGGCGCTGATCCGGGTGGAGGAAGATGGTCCACTTCTCCCACGGATACTCGAAGGCGCGCTCCAGCTCCTCAACGTTCGCAACGACGCGGAAACGACGCAGCGCATCAGGGTGCTCGAAAGGATCGGTATTCGGCGCCACCGCTACCGGCGGCACCTTGGGCGTGCCGCCGGTAGCCAGTTCCAGCAAGGCCTCTCCGGCCTCGGCAGGGAGATAGTCGACCAGATCGAGCAGGGAATCCTCGTCAGCGCCACGCACTTCATCCAGCCATTCCGCCGGAACCCCGAAACGGAGCAGCAACTGCTCAGGGGTCTGGGCGAACAGCAGAGGCTTCGGCATGCGCTTGGCAGATGCCGCGTGCACCGTCGCTGGGGCATCCACTTCGACCACCCTTCGTACCCGAATTTCCTCCAAGCGCTCGCGCACCTGAACGAACTGTGCTGCGCCCGTGATCGGGTGCACTTCCAGCTTGCGCCGCTCGGCCCATGCATAGGCCTTGTCGTGATGGTCGACATAGCACAGCAACAGGCTGCTCGCGGACTTGTGCACGATCAGCCGAAGGTCGGCACCAACCCGTACCGACCAGAAACGCAGGTCTCTGGCGCGGTCAAGCTTGTGGAAGCTCATGCCCGTGCTGGAGGAATTGAGTTGCAGGTCGAAGGCGGTGGTTTTGACGGATTTCTGCTCATCGCCGGTCAGCCGCGCGAGACTGTCGGTGAAGGTGTCGGCGATACGGAAGTCCATCGGTTACGCCGCGTCGACCGACGCATGCAGGCAACCACGCCGGACCGCGTGGTCGCGCAGTCGCTTGGCCAACTTGCGACATTCCTTCTCTGGTCGCTGGCCAAAGTCAATTACGGCGTGCGCGGGCGATTCGGGCAGCGGATCAGGGGCATGGGTGAGACCAAGGCTGGCGCTTTCAGTGCCGGACACGGCCCAAACACCCTGGGACTGAAAGCGCAGAACGTCGGTGTAGTGGCGATATGACGCCTCTGGCGAGATCTGATCGCCGTCGTACACTGACAACCGCCCGTTGTCCTTCGGAAACGGAAAGAAGGCCTGACTGGTGAGCTGATCGTCCTTCATGAACTGCGGATGCACCTGGCGCAACAGCAAGGTCTCGTCGTTCATGCCTGACGCTTCCTGATGCTGTCGCTTAAGAAAGCCTGAAGTTCGGTCCATCCCGCTTCGCCGTCCAAGCGGAAGTCGCGCTCGATGTCTGCGCCGTCGTCATCGAAGGCGTGATAACTCGCCGAGAAGTCAGCCAGCCGAACATCCAGTGAAGGCTCGCCGACCGCACTCCACTCCAGCAGAAGGTTGCCCTCCTGCGTCGGGAAGATGGCAGGTAGCACCAGGCTGTCGGGATACGATGCGGTCAACTGCTCGGCAAACAGCGCCAGACGTTCCTTGTCCGGTGCCAAGCCCGTGCCCTCGAACCAGCCCGGCGCGAGCTGCGCCAGCTCATCCAGGCGATTGGCGATCTCGAGGTTTTTCACGACTTCCGACGATTCGGCGGACAGGATGCGCTTTAGACGATCCCATGCGTTGAAGGTTCCGACTCCCTTGACGATGACCCAATGACGCGAGCGTCCACCGTAAGCGCGCGCTTCATCATGAAAGGAGGGCAGCAACGGAACGTCCATCGTGCTGTTGTCGGCAAGCCGAAGTCGAAACGTCGACCTCTCCCAATCCACCTCGCCGATATAACCCTGCAATTCGACTTCGCGTTCGTATTCCTCGCTGGCGGCCAACACCAGTTTCTTGCGGCGCTCGGGGGTCAGCACGGCGTTGCCGGAGGTGGCTAACGGCAATTCCAGGGCTTCGCCATCGCGCAGAGATCGGCCAAACTGGTTGAAGTGGTTCAGCAGCTCCTTCGGGAAGAGCTCCGGCAAGCGGCCTTCCGTGGCTGCGACACATTCGGCGATCAGATCGCGTGCGCGCTCGAAATGGCTGGGCTCCGAATTGGACAACGCCAACATGCCCGACATCACCACGGCCAGCAGCGGCTTTGTGCTGCCGTCGCCGATCTCCTGAATATCCAGTCTGAAATTGGCCGCAAAGCCCTTGGGTGCCCGCTCGCGTTTGGGGTTTTCCAGCTTGTAGAGGTGCTTCGCCAGCTCGATGACCAAAGCTTCGTAGGCAGCAAGGTCACGCGCCACCTCCACCGGTAGCGTGTGCTCCTCGAACCGTTGCCCGGTAAAACGGGGCTGGCAAAAGGTCGTCTTCATGATGACTTGGGCATCGAACTGGCTCCTTGAATCACAGGCTACACCACCCGGAAAACCTTCATCACCTCGTCCCCGAGGTGATTGATGACCTTCACTGCGATGCGTCCGGACGTGGGCTTGTCGAAGGGCCGCGAGGTGTCGCTGTTGAGGCTGGCCCAGGCGTCGGCGTCGATCTCCGCCTTCAACGTGGTCTTGAGCGACTTGTAGAGATCGTTGGCGCCGAGGAAGTAGGCGTGGCGGACGAAGAAGCTCTCCTCGTTGTAGTCGGTGTCGATGAACCAGCAGGCGATGCCGTCGGCGCCGTCGCTGCGGATTTCGCCGCTGTTGGGGTGGAACACGTCCACACCGTTCACCTTGACGCGTATCTGGCCGGGCTCGCCGCTGTCGCCGGCGTCGAGCAGGGTGATGTCGGGTTCGCCGAAGATCACGAACAGATTGCCCTTGCCGGTGTTCTTCAGGTCTTCGGCCATATGCAGGTCGGCGTTCATGCGTGCTTGCAGCACGCGAATGCGGCCGAGCTTGGCCAGTTCGCTGGCGTGCGCGTCGAAACTGAAGGCGCAGGCGATGAGGACGTCGAAGTCGGCTTCGGCGGCTTCGCGCGCGCCGGCCGCGAGATCCACCCGGGTGACGGTGCCGAATTCCGGGCCGATGAAGATGGCGGCTCGGCGTTCGTCGGCGCCTTCGAGGTAGCGCCCCTCGGCGCAGATCAGTTCGCCCGGCCAGGGCGCAAGTGCGGTGAAGTCGATCTTGTCGGCCTTGCGCGCCTGCTGCACGCCGGCGGTGCGCAGGTTTTCCAGGATGATGGCGTTGAAGTCGCGGCCATACGCGGCCTGGGCTTCGGCGACGTGGTCGATCAGTTCGTCGTTCTCGTCGACGCCAAGCACGCGGTGCGGGCTCACGGACTCCACGGTAAACGGCCCGGCCACCCGCACCTTTTTCTTGTCCTCGTAGGGCTTGTCGTAGAGGAACTCGGAATCGGCCTTGGCGGCGATGGAAACGTCGATCTCGCGCTGGCGGGCGATGCGCTGCTGCCACCAATCGGCGTGTGCCTGCTTGGCAGCGCCCGACCACTTGGCATCCGGCTGGCGCGGGATTTCCCATTCCTCCCAACGCTTGCCGACGGCCTTGTTCAAAGCGGCGTACAGCGGTTCCAGCAGTGCCTGGTATTTGTCCCAGATGACGTCGATCTCGGCGTTGTTGGCGATGGACTTGAGCGTGATGTGCGGCACCCGCTCGTAGACGAAACCTTGCCGAAGGTTTCCCTGGGTGGGCTTGGTGCTCGGCGCCGAACGGGTGAGTTCGGCTTCCTTCTGCTGGCCTTCGCGGCTGTCTGCCATCAGGTAGAACGGGTAGCGGGCGCCCATGATGCGGGCGCGCGCCAGCGCCAAAGCCACACGCGAGGTGTCGACGGTGATCCAGCGGCGGCCCCATTGCTCGGCGACATAGGCCGTGGTGCCGGAACCGCACGTTGGGTCTAGTACGAGGTCGCCGGGATCGGATGCCATCAGGAGGCAACGCTGAACAAGCTTGGTTCCGCTTTGAACGACGTAGATCTTTTCGTCCGTGAAGCTGCCAGTGCCTGTGTCGGTCCACACATTGCCTATCGCTTGAGCGCGAAAATCGTCGAGGAACCGAACGTACCTGAGGCTATTTGTGGCCTGCGCAACTCGATTCGCCTTGATTAAACGACTCATCCCTAGCTCGCCAGTCTTCCAGTACCCCTTTCCCGGTCCAAACGCCTTTCCACAAAAGGTCACCGGGAAGCTACCGGGCGGACGTTGGGACGTGATGTTGTCTGTGGCGAAGACGAAATTAGTACAGCCGTTGGCGCGCTCTTCGACCGTTAGAGGGCGTTGCGATCCGTCTGGTTGGCGAACCCAGCGGTACACACCTGAGCGATCTGCCTCGAAACCTTTCGCAAGAAGCGGGTTGCGAAACTTGACGTTCGAGCGATCCCTCGCGTACCAAAGAACGTAGTCGGCCGTACCGGCTATAAGCTCGGCAGATTGGCTCGCTGTCTTGACGATCGTGATCTCAGCACAAATGTTCCCATCCCCAAACACCTCATCCATCACCGCCCGCACGCGATGCACGTTCTCATCCCCGATCTGCACAAAGATCGAGCCGGACTCGGTCAACAAATCACGCGCTACCGTCAGGCGGTCGCGCAAGTAGGTCAGATATGAGTGGATGCCGTCGCGCCAGGTATCGCGGAAGGCCTTCACCTGCTCCGGCTCGCGGGTGATGTGCTCGGCGTTGCCGTCCTTGACGTCGCGGCTGGTGGTGGACCACTGAAAGTTGCTGTTGAACTTGATGCCGTAGGGCGGATCGAAATAGATGCACTGCACCTTGCCGCGCAGCCCTTCGCGCTCGGCCAGGGAAGCCATCACCTGCAGCGAGTCGCCGAGAATGAAGCGGTTGGCCCAGTGCGCATCGTGCTGGTAGAACTCGGTGCGCGCAGCCTCGCTGGGCAGCCCATTGAAGTCGGCGAACAGATCTACCGTCGCGCCCATCTGCTGCTGGGCTTGCACTTCCTTGCGCCGCTCGCTCTGGCGGCGCAGGTCGTCCACCAGCACTTTCGGATGCACCTTTTCCTGGATGTACAGCGGCGCGGCCTGCACCACCAGGCTTGCGAAATCTTGCGCATCCTTGCCGCGCCACACCAACTGCGGGTCGAGATCGCGATTGCGTCTTTCGTAAGCGACGCGTACCGGGCTCTGCTCGGACTTCGCCAGCACTGCCTGGTATTCCGCCGTGGGGATGTTCCTGCGCGTGGCTTCCTCGTGCTTGAGGGCTTCGACGCTGATCGGAGTCTTGTTCTTCGTGGCCAT